TCATCAAGAGAAACTATTTGTATATAGTTTTTCATAAAGTAAATAGGGTCTTTAGAACATTTTTCAAATTCTAATATTTGTTCTTTAGTAAACTCAACTGGTGTGTTTACTTTTTTTAGATTCGGATTTCCTAGATATGCGTCTGTACTCATAAGATTGGCTCTAATTCGTCTTGTAATCGTTCACTTTCTGTTTGTTCATTTACAATAACACCCTCTATGTGTGTATATCCTAGTTTTAAAGCGGCTTGTACCCTCTGCGAGCCACGCCAAACAGAATATTCTTTTTCTATATATTCAACACCACCAACACCTTTTCTAGGCGTATCATTAATTATATGTTTTCTAACTTCTATTGGATGTTGCAACTCTTCACCAGCCATTAATTCTGGTAAAGGTGTCATAGATTTAATAAACTGAATTTTACTTATCTCCAGTATTATTTTCTTTGGGTTTATTTGTTTCGCCTTCAATAATTTCATCTTCTTTTTTCCGATTTAACATTTTTTGTAATTCTGCCGTTGAACCTACAAACAATGCATTTTTAATATTAGCACTTGTTTTATTAGGTACTTCTTTTAAATCTTTTAATTTTTTTTGTAAGTCTTGTAATTTGTCAACCGTTTGTGCAACTTGACCAATTAATTGACCTGCAACTTCATATGCTCTAGGGTGTTGACCCTCTTTTGCAATATCTAGTATACCTTCAATAGCTTGATTGCCTTTGTCAATTAGATTATAATAGTTATCTCTACTATGTTCATAATCATTATCAACATCTGTTTTTGATTCATCTATAACTCTAGGTACAGGAGATGGTTGCTCAAAATCTTTTATTGCAACTTCGCTTTTCTTTTCAATACCTAAAATTTCATTTACGTTGTCTTCAAGTTTACTCATCTGTATCTGTTACCGGATTATAATTTTTACCGTCTGCAAAATTTGATATTGTTGTTGTAAAACCAAAATCATCATCTGCGTCAGCCGTTATTGGATTAGGTACAACTATAATTCGTTCCTCTCTTGTCGCTGGTGGTTTTTGTGTATCTGTATATAAATCATCTTGAACCTTTTTAATAACTTTTTGATTAGTCATAGGTCCAAATAAATATGTTTTTGCCGTAAAACTTAATGTATATATAACAGCTCTTCTTGTTGTAAAATTACCATCATAACTATCTTGATAATCTACACTATTTAAAACTATTGGTACGTCTCTTTTAATACCTAAATCAGGCACCATATTAATTGTTACCGTATATTCAGGCTGGAAGAATGGTAAAATTTGTTCTACAATAATTAGTCCGTTTTCTGCTGTTGCTGTGAAAATGTTTAGGGTATAATTAACATTGTACGGTACTGGTGTATAATTAAAGTTTAAAACTTTACCATCTTCTCCAGTTTTTACTTGCCTGAATTTTTGCATTTTATTTAACTTTCTAGTAGGGTCATATGTTAAACCTGTCATTTCAAAACCCATTCTAGGTAAAGTTATTGCAAATTCTCTACTTTCTAAATTAGATTGTTCATCTAATCTAACTAAAAACTTTTCTTTAGGTGCATATGCTAAAGGCACTCTATATCTTTTGGTAACTGCGCCAGTTGAAGATTTATTTTGAACAATAACATTATTAAACAATTGTCCAAAAGCAATTGTTAATCTTCTAATACCTTCGTTATAAAAATGTGTTCCAAACATTATTCGTCAATCTCCCCAAATGGATTTCTTTCAGTAAAATCTAATATGTCATCTGCCGTACCAGCAGTATCATAACCAGCCGCCGTGTTCATATCTAAATTACTTGCATATGGCGATTGTGTTTGAATAGTTTTAGAACCAGTAAATGTTTCTAACATTAATAATGCCTTTTGACCAGTTGGATAATCAAATGCGTCTTCTAATTCAATTGAACCATCACCTGTTAATGCAACTTGACCACTTTCTAATGACATTTTATGGTTTAATTCGTTTAATGAAAACTTATCTTCAGCTTGGTCAAGAACACCTTGTCCTGTATTAATCTCTTCGTTTGCATATTCAAATCTAGTTACCCTTAATTTGTAAACAGGTAAATTACCTAGTTGAAAAAATGGCTCTTGGTCTTCAACAAATTGTATTTCAAAAAATGAATTCATTAAAGGTAAATAAATTACGTCACCCTCATTAGGTCTTCCACTTGCAATTAAATTAGCTTTACTTGCAACGTGTTCCTCAAATCTTCTTTTAGAAACAACAAGTGTTGTATCTTCTCTAATTTCTAAACCAAATTTATTGATTAATTCTTGTTCACCAGCAAAGCCTTCTTGCGTTTCAAAATACATTTCAATCATATACGAGTCATCAAAACGACTTGTCGTATCCTCGCCCATTACAAGGTCTCTATTTACTAGTGTTCTTGGAAGATAATATACGTCTTGACCGTATATTTTTAATCCCTCTATGATAAGGTCTTCGTGTAATCTTTTCTCGGCAGTATTACCAATGCCTCTGCCACCTTGAAAGTAATGGTTTATTGCCATAATTATTTACCCTATCATTATAGCTGGATTTAATTCATATGTGCTTCTAATCTCTTGTTCTAATTTTTCAACATCTTGCATTGCTTCTGAAAAAATTTGTTGGCCATTTAAGGTTACGCCACCTATCATTTGTACACCACCAAATTTAGATAAGTTAGCACCCCATTGTTTTTTAAATAGAGCGGTCACATATCTTTTCAAAAATATATCATTAAAAACATCTGTATTGTTTGCTGGGTCTAATTTTCTATAACATTCAATTACCAAATATTCACCTACTTGTAAATCATTTTTCCAATCCATATCAACATAAAGTTTATTTTCGTGTTGATTAAATCTCATAGGTTTTTCACCAACTAAAACGTGGTCTAAAAAATCTAAATGTCTTAATACAACATCATAATTTATTATTGAAGTAGATGAAAAATCATATAAGTCATTTAATCTTAATTGATATCTAACGTCAAATAAATTTAAGTTACCTTTATTTGAAAAAGGAAATATATTGATTATTGAAATAATTGAACTTGGTATTGCAAGAAAATTTTGACCCTCTTTCCAGCTATTGGTTACAGAACCGACCGTTGCTGATTCAGTTGAATCACCTGTCATTCTATCTTTATCTGCTTGAGTGTATTGATATTTTAAATATGTTCTTTTTACACCATCATAATGGTATTGAGTAAAATATTGTAAAGCCTCGTCTATTCTATCTTCAAGTTGGTCATCATCTACGTTGATTTCAATTACAGGTTTACCTAATGCTCTCAAAGCATATTGTTTTAAATTCTCTCTACTTGCTGGTTCTGCCATTGTTTATACCCTTTTCTGGTATATTTATAATAATTATTTCAGATAGGGTTGATTTTCTGATACTATCGGAAATAAGTTGTCGGAACAGAATAATTTGATATCTTCGTCTGGTAAACCAAGAGATTGCATAACTCTAGGCGTATGTGGATTCTTTTGTTGATGTTCAGAGTAGTAGTTTTGTGCCTTAATTACATCTGACATTTCAGCTTCGCCTTCGTGATTTCTAATTTTATCTATGTAATTATTTAAATTAGAAACTGCCATTGTGCAAATTTTATTTAATTCATCTTCTTCTCTTACATTACCAGCGGCTATCATACCTCCCGAAAAGATAGCCTTTGCCCAATCTGGTAACTCTCTCTCTTTACTAGGTTTAAACCATTTATTTTCTTCAATAAACCACTTTGTTAATGGGTGGTCTTTTTGTAATAAAGGACTAAAATCGTGAAAAGCACCTGTAACCTTTTTTTGACCTGCGATTATATCAAAACCATAAATCGGTCCACCATTTGTTAACATAGGAAAAAGACATAGATGAGCCATCCATAATCCTTTAGATTCTCTTACATCAACAACATCTAAATGAGCTCGTCTAATATATCTGTTATTCCAGGTTCTATTAACCCAACCTAACTTTTCATCATTAAATCTTTCCATACCTGGTTCGTTATACTCAACCAGATTTTTATTTAAGACTTCAATAGTCTCATTCTGCCACTTGATTAGTCTTTCCCAAATCATACATTTCCTTAAATAGTTTTGTTGCACTTTCAAAACAAAATATTGCTTCAGGCAACACGTTTATTTCATATACATTTAAATAACTTTCAATTCTTTCTTTTACAATTCTTTTATATTCTTTAGCTTCGTTGTGTTTAAAAATATAATATCTATTAGGTCCAGGCGTTTTTTTCTTAATCATTTGACCACCTGATAAATCACCTAAATGTCTTACATATATATGAGCATATAGTTTTTCATTTTCACCTCTAATAGTATCTAAATGTTTTACATATGCTTTTGTACTTTCAGTTTCTACTGGTGGATTACCTATATCTCCCCATAAAGCTCTGTAATCATAAAATATATGTTCAGCTCTAGGTAAATTTCTTGTATCTAAAAACAAAGAACTTTCTAAAGCATATTGTTCTAGTTTAGAATAACACTTTAATTGATTATAAAGATAAGTTGCATATAATTTTTCATCAATGGTGCCTGATAATAATTGTTTAACAAATGCTTGACGCTCTGCATTTTTATGATATTCCCAAGTTAATTCTGTAATTCTATATTTTTTCTCTTGTTCCATCTTCGTTTAAAACATATCCTTCTTTCCAAGCTTCAATCATTTTATCTGATAATTCTAGTCGCCATTTTTCTTTTTGCATAGTTTCTTTAAATACATCTGGTGTAGCAATAACAAAATCTGATATATTAACAATTGCACTCACAACTTTAATTTGTACTCTCTTAAATTTTTTTGGGTCGTGTTTAAATAAAGGTGTAGCAAATGCTTTTATATCTTCGTCAACATTTAATAGTTGAGAAAACATTGATAACATTGTAATATATACAACCTGCAAATCAAACCAATCTTTTGGTTTTCTATGTTCTCTTATATCAGGTGTATTAATACCATAAAAATTATATTGTTCACCAATATAAGAAAATCCATCTAATTGAGTTGGTACTTTTGCGTGAGCAGGAGCACCATCTAACATTGGTGCTAAATCATACGGCCATAAATCTTTCCATAATTTAAATAATTCAGGACCTTGATTTAAATGTTCAAAATCAATATCAGTCATCATACCTTCAAGTTTATCAATATAAGTCCATACATTAAACCAATATGTGGCTTGCTGTTCTTTAGGATAAATTGAAGTGTTTTTAAAATCAGTAAAGACTTTATGATTTTTAAATTTTTTGAGGTTTAAATTTGTCTTATACATTTCAACTCACTTTGTTAATAATAAAATACTTTATAGTATTTATTAATCTCCAGGAGGAGATTTCATAAATGAACGATAGTTATTACTACCCCAAGATGAACCAGTTGTTGCCTGATATCTATAAGGCATACCGTCATATAGGTAAGTTTGGTTATTTGGTTGATAACCAGATAACATTATTTTACCGTCCCAATTTCTGTATGCATAGTTTTGAGCTGTTGGATAACCATACGTGTGTAAGTCTGTTAACTTACTATTCATTGGTTGTACACCTCTTCTTTTTCTGTGTATGTTTGTAGAGTTATCTTCAAAACCTTGTTCATTCATTTTCCAATAACCATCAGAGTCATCACTTGGTGAATCATTATCACCCGAAGCAGTAAATATTGAGTTGTAAGCATTACCATACCAGAAACTACCGTCTTCATCTAATATAATTGGTGAGTCATAAATGTATGAACCGTCACCTCGTCCTT